GGCAACCTGGGCGCGGGGAAGGCGCTCGGCGACTACGAGAAGTCCCTGGAGTCGCTGCGCAGAGATGTCGCTGCCGCGGATCAGGTCATCGGCGAGCAGTCCGGCACCCTGGACGACGCCGCGAAGGCCGCCGAGGACGCGGATGAGAAGTACGAGACGTTCAGGAACCACGTCACTGGGCTGAAGGCGGCGCTGGGGAACTTCTCCGAGACCGCCCGCGACTCTACGGCCTCCGGTGAGGATCTCGGCCGGGCGGCTGAGGAGCTCGAGTCGCAGTTCGGCCGGGCGTCGGAGTCCGGGAGGGTGTTCAGTTCCGCGTTCGGCGACGTGGAGAGCGTCACCCGTGATGCCGCTGACGGCCTGGATCTTCTTGAGAACGCGGGCACAGATTTTGAGGGGCTCGGCAAGAGCGCCGAGGATTCCGGCGACGCGATAAGCAGCATGGGTGACTCCATCTCGTCGGTGCCGGAGAGCATCGGCCCGATGACCGCCATTATCGGCGGCCTGGTCGGGCTGGTGGGCGGCGTCGGGCCCGCGTTCGCCACAGCGTTCGCCGGCGCGGGCGTGAGCCTCGGCGGGTTCGCGGCTCTCGCCGTCCCCACGATCTCCAAGATCGTCAGCAGCTACTCGGACATCTCCGCCGCGCAGAAGACGTACACCGCTGCCCAGCAACTGGAGGCGGCGGACCCGTCCAAGTCCCACCTGGCTGACCAGGCGCTGGCGCTCACCAAGCTGAAGATCGCCTACCAGGACGTGCCCCCGGCGATCCGGCCGGCGCTGAAGGCGTTCGGCGAGGTCAAGACCCAGTACATGAGCATGGCCAAAGCGTTCGAGCCCGAGGTGCTCAAGGTCGCCACCAAGGGCCTCAACCTGGTCTCCGACGCGATGGGCCGGTTCCTGAAGCCCGCTGCCGCTGAGGGCGGCTCGCTGGTGCTCAAGGGCCTGAAGGATCTGCAGAAGTTCGCCGACTCGCCCGGGTTCGCCAAGACCTTCAACGACCTCCTTAAGGAGACTCCGGGGGCGCTGAAGGCCGTCGGCGGCCTCGGGTCGTCGCTGGGCAAGTTCCTGGGCGACGCGTTCGGCGGGGTCGGGGTCAAGGGCTCGGAGAGCTTCCTGAAGACCCTCGGGACGTTCGCGCGGACCATCGGGCCCGGGGTCGGGACCGGCGTCAAGGGTCTCGCCGACGGGCTGCAGAGCATCCTGAAGGCGTCCACAACCGGCTACGGCGACATCTCGAAACTGAGCACTGCGCTCACTGGCCTGGACAAGATCAACCTCTCCAACCTCAAGAGCCAGCTGGAGCAGGTCGCCGGCATCAAGGACAACTCCAGCGGCAAGGGCGGCGCGCTCGGCCTCCTCAACCAGATAGAGGACGCCTACCACAAGCTCCCGCAAAACTGGCAGGACCGGATCAACCAGGCCGGCAAGACGGCGATCGGCCAGATCAGCGGCACGGACGTCCTCAACAACGCCGCTGCACAGCAGAAGGCGATCGACAACCTGGTCCATGGCGGCGGGCACGCAGTCAAGGTCCCGGTTCACCTTGACCCGAAGGTCGACAAGGGCGCGCTCGCCACCTCGCTGACCGGTGGCGGACCGCTGAACCTGCCGGTGAAGCCGAAGGCCATCGACAAGGGCGCGCTGCGGGAGTCGCTGACCGGCGGCGGCCCGCTCGACATCCCGGTCACCGCCAAAATCCACGTCGACAAGGCGGCGCTGGCGAAGTCCCTCACCGCAGGGGGTCTCACCCCGCCGTCGGTGAACGCCAAGGCCAAGATCACCGGGACCGACACGTCGGGCCTGAAGGGCGGCGACGCCAAAGTCCCGGCCACGGCCAAGGTCGACAAGGTAGACACGGCCGGGATCCAGGGCGCGGCGAAGAACGTCCAGATCCACGGCCTGACCGTCAGCCTCGCCAACGCCAAACTGTCGGGCCTCGGTGCCCTGTCAGGCCAGCTGTCAGCGGCAGGGGCAGCGGCGGGGAAGGCGTTCGATTCGGGCCTGTCGTCGGCGATCCAGTCCGGCGGCGCCGCTGCGGTCGGTGACGCCCGTGCGATCGTGTCCCAGATCCGCGGCGCTCTCGCCGGCATGGGCGCCGCCGGGAACGCCGCAGGTGCCGCTCTCGGCGCCGGTCTCGCGTCCGGGATCCGGGCCTCCACCGGCGCGGCCGTTGCAGCGGCGACGGCCATGGCGAACGCGGTCACCTCCGCTGTGGCCAAGGCGCATGAGACCCAGTCGCCGTCGAAGAAGTTCGAGAAGCTCGGGAAAGCCGACGTCCAGGGCCTGGTCCTGGGCCTTGAGGGCGGCAAGGCGCAGGTCGCTCAGGCCGCCAAGGATCTTGCCATGGGGGTCACCACCCCGTTCACCGACAAGACCATCACCGACCACATCAAGAAGCTCGAGACCGACCTGACGAAGGCGCTGAAAGACAAGCAGATCACCGCCGGGGAAGACACCGCGCTCACGTCGTGGCTGAAGTCAGACAACACCAAGCTCCAGGGCCTCGCGGCGCAGCGGGCCAGCCTGGAAACCCAGATCCAGGGCGCCGACTCGCTGTTCAAGTCCGTCCAGTCCGGGGCAATCGCTGGCGGCAACATCGCCACCCTCGCGGGCAGTGTCACCTCGCCGGGACAGATGGAACTCAACGAGGAGCAGGGCAACTTCCCGGCACCGGGTGCCCCGAACCCGCCCACGTCGATCCAGGCGGGCCTCAAGCAGTACCTGGGCCAGGTGAAGGCGTTCCGCTCCGACATCGTCAAGCTCAAGAGCGAAGGGCTCGACGAGACGTCCCTGAAGCAGCTGCTGCAGGCCGGTGTGACGTCGGGCCTGCCGGCGGCGAAGATGCTGCTGTCCGGCGGCGAGGGCGGCGTCAAGGAAGTCGCGAAGCTCCAGGGCGAGCTCGCGAAGGCCGCGAAGCAGCTGGGCGTCACGGGTGCTAACGCGTCGTATGAGTCGGGGTCGGAGATCGGGAAGGGCCTCGCGTCGGGGCTGAAGGCGTCGCTGTCCGGGGTGGAGTCGTCGATCAAGGAACTCGCTGAGGCGATCGGGAAGGCGCTGGGCGGCAAGACCGGGAAGGGCCTGGCTCAGCTGGGCAAGGATCTCGGCAAGGACTTCGGCGACGGGGTGGGCAAGGGCGCGAAGGACGCGGCGCACTCGGTGCCGATCATCCGCGACAAGTCCGGCAAGGTGGTGTCGCTGGGCGGCGGCGGGATAGAGCACCCGATGCCGATCCTGAAGGGCACGACGGGGCCGGTGGGGTCGCAGCCGATCCACGTAGACGTGCACGTGATGCTGGACGGGAAAGAGATCGCCAACACCACGCAGACGCAGACGCTGCAGCGTGCGCACCGCAATACCAGTTCCGGGCTCGTGCTGCCCGGACGCCGGGCTTAGGTCACAGCCACTCAGAACGCAGCGCCGGGGGTGAGTGACCGGTGCTCACCGTGACGTGCCTGTCCTGCGGCGCATCGGCCCAGACCAGCAACGCCGCCTGGCCTGACGACGCTCTCGTCTGCCCATGCTGCCCTGAGCCGCACGGCCACGGCGCGAACGCCCTGCTGACCGGCGTCCCCTGCCGCCCGGTGCGCATCACCTGGAACGCGCCCGCGCTCATGGTCAGGACCGTCCCCTAGTGCCAAGCCTCGACCAGACCGCGGCGACGAACCTCATCGCCGCGCTCCTCGGCGTGACCGCGTTCCCGTCGGTGCCGGGCACGCACATCCGGCTCGGCACCACCACCCCCACGGCCACCTCGGACATGACCGAACTCACCGGCACGGGATACACCGCAGGCGGCCAGTCGGTCACCTGGGCCAGCCCGGCTGCCGGGGTGACGCACAACTCCTCGGCGCCGTCGTGGACCAACTCGGGCACCGGCGCGTGGGCGATTGTCGGCGTGGAGATCTGGACCACGAACGGCACGCCGGTGCGGCAGATGTTCGGCATCTGGGCCGGGGCGCCGATCACGATTTCGCCAGGTAACGAGTTCAGCGTGGCGGCTGGCGGCATCTCGGCAAGTCTGGCATAGGCCGTGGCTTTCGTCACCTTCGGGCCGCAGACGCTGGAATTCACCGCATCCGGCACCTGGCAGTGCCCTCTTGGCGTGACGTCCATCGCAGTGCAGTGCTGGGGCGGCGGAGGCGGCGGGGCCGCGTCGTCGTCGCTGGCCTGCGGCGGAGGCGGCGGCGGGGCGTTCGCGGCCGAGCGGGCGCTGACGGTCACGCCGGGCAAGCTCTACAACTTCACCGTCGGCCAGGGCGGCGCCGGCGGCCTGCTGGTGTCCCTGTCCACCTTCCCCGGCTCCTCCGGCGGCACCACGACGTTCCCCGGCGACTCGGTTGCTGTCATCGCCGCAGGCGGCCAGGGGTCGGCCACCAACGCCGGCGGTAACGGGGGAGCGGCCGGGGCTGACACCGTCGCCTGGGCTGGCGGGACTGGCGGGGCCGGGTTCTCCGGGACCGGTGCCCCCAAGTCCGGTGGCGGAGGCGGCGGCGGGGCGGCGGGGATCGCGTCAGCCGGGAACGCGGGCAGCGCGGGCCAGCCGTCCAGCACCCTGTCCACGTCCGGTGACGGCGGTCCCGGCGGGGCTGCCACGGGTGACGGCGGTGCTGGCGGGGCCGGGGGAACGTACAACGGCGCGTTCAACGCCAACGGCGCAAACGGCTCCGGGCCTGGTGGCGGCGGCGGCGGGTGCTGCGGCACCGGTCCGGGTGCGGGGAGTTCCGGCGGGAACGGCGCGGGCGGCCTGATCGTCCTGACCTACGTCCTGCCGCCGGTGTGGACGTGCCCGGCCGGGGTGTTCGCTGTCCTCGCCGAATGCTGGGGCGGTGGCGGCGGCGGGGCGTTCGGGACGTCTGGCGGCGGGGCCGGCGGCGGCGGGGAGTACGCCAGCGAGCCCGCGCTTGCGGTCACGCCGCTCGGCACGTACAGCGTCACGGTCGGCGCCGGCGGTAACGGGGCCGTGTCCTCGGGCAACGGCTCGGCGGGGACGAGCACGGTCTTCGCCGGCGACTCGGTCACGGTCACCGCTCACGCCGGTTCCGGGGGAGCGTCAGCAGGCACCGGCGGCGCGGGCGGGTCGGGGAGTTCCAGCCACCTGCACACGTCTGGCGGCACGGGTGGTGCAGGGCACTCCGGCGGTGGCGGGGGTGGCGGCGGCGGTTCCGGTGCTCCTGGCTCGGCCGGGAACACCGGCGGCGGGGCAACCTCGGGCGTGGGCGGGACGGGTGCGGCGGCGGTGTTCGCCGGCGGTCCCGGCGGCGACGGGGGAACGCACACCACCTCACCCGGCGGCCTGCCGCCCCTGTCCGGCCCTGGCGGCGGCGGGGGAGGCGGCTACGCCGGCGCAGGCGGCAACGGGTTCGCCGGCCGGGTCACGCTCACCTGGGCCATCGCCGCCCTCGCGGGCGAAGGCACCCTGCTGGCGTCCCAGTTCGGGCCGCCCGGGGTCGTCAACCAGTGGGCCGGGACCACGGCACAGAACCCCGTCTTCGGCCCCAGCCTGCCCGCCAACGCGTCCACGGTCGTCCCCCTCGATGCGGGTTCATCGGTGGGCAGCGGCAGCGGGACGGCCACCGGGGGCAACTGGCTGTTCGCCGTCGTCGGCTGGCACGCCGCCGCAGGCTCACCCCCGGTCACCGTCTCCGTGGGCGATGACCTGCATTCCTTCTGGCGCCCCCAGGCGCCCTCAGACGCCACCGGAGGCTCCCGGGCCACCGTCTGGTACACCCCGAACCTCACCGGCTCCCCCCAGTACGTCTACGTGGCCCCCAGCGGCTACGCAGCCGGGTTCTCGGTCAGCGTCCTGGAAGTCTCCGGCCTCGGGACCTGGGACGAAACCACCGCCGTCACCGCCTATGCGGCCACGTCGCAGGAACTGACCCTGTTCGCCCCCGCCGGGGTCACCGAACTGGAATACAGCGCCGGCGTCCTCAGCCCGGTGCTGCACCCCATCTCCGGCACCGGCGGCACAGCGGTCCCGCAGCTCACGTTCTTCCTCGCCGCCGTCTGCGGCGACTCCACCGCAGCGCAGATGTCGTTCGCCCCCTACGGGTACACCGCGCTGGAAACCGTGACCTGCGCCAACGGGTCCGACTCCTCCGGCGACACCGTCCTGGCCTCCGCCTGCGCCGTCTCCGCCTCAGACCAGACCGTCACAGCCACGTCGGTGAGCGCGGAAAACCTGTCCGGCGTCATCATCGCCGTCATCATCGACGCCCCCACCCCCGTGCCCTACGGCATCAACCCCGCATGGCCGTACCTGATCTTCGAGGCCGCGTTCGGCGCCGGGTTCCAGACCCCGCCCGACCAGATGACCTGGGTCAACCTCCAGTCCGTCACCGCCGGGCACCGCTGCCGGTCCTGGTCCGAAACCACCGGCGTGCAGTACGAACTCGACGCGCTCCAGTCGTCCGAGGTGGACCTGGTCCTCGACAACCCCGACGCGTACCTGTCGCCGTTCAGCCCCGCGTCGCCGTACTACCCGCACATCACGCCCGGCACCCCGGTGCGGCTGCGCGCCGTCCCCCCCGGCGGCACCAGGTGGCATGTGATCCAGCGCAACATGGAACGCTGGCCGCAGCAGTGGGAGAACACGTTCCGCGGCATCACCAACGCCACCGGCACCGACCAGTGGTCCGTCGCCAACCGGTTCGTCCCCACCTGCTACCGGGCCGAGGTCCGCGCCGACGACCCCGGCTGGTGGTACCCGTGTGACGACTCCGGCGTCAACCAGGCCACATCCCTGGTCAACGCCGCCGAAGCGTCCAACAACCCGCTCCAGATCGTCATCTCCCCGAACGGCCTCACGTCCTACGGCCCGAACGGCGCCGGCGGCCCCGGTGCCGTGTTCGCCTACATCGCCACCCAGGCGTTCGCGCAGGACGCCGGGTGGATGTACGGCGACTCCGACTCCGCCTCCTGGCAGCAGGCCGGCAACGGGGTCTGGAACTACGGCCGGCACCTGTCCTGCCAGGACGGAACCTTCCCGCCCCTTTCCGGCGGCGTGACCATCGAGGGCTGGTTTAATCCCGCGTTCGCGAACGCGGGGATCCCGATCCCGCCCAACCACGCCGCCGCACCCGTCCCGCAGGGCTACCTCGGCCAGCCCGCCACCACAAGCGGCCCCACAGTCACAGTCGGCCCGATCGTGCTGTGGACCATCGCGTCAGCCACCGCGCCGCTGGCGCAGCTGTCGATGGATGCCCTGTCACAGCTGACGTTCACCACCTGGTCCGGGTCCACCCCGACGTCCACGGTGATCTACAGCCTGTACCCGGACCAGTATTTGTGGGACGGCGCGTGGATGGGCATCACCGTCACCATGACCCAGTCCCAGTGGACCGTCTACGTCAACGGCGGCGCCGTCGCCACAGTCTCCGGCACGGCAGGCATGGCGGAAAACTGGACATACTTCCTCGCCGGCGCGGGAACGGGCAACGCGGGGGCACCTCCCACGGCCACCACGCTGACCGGGTGCGGGAACGTGTCGTACTCCCACCTGGCCATCTACCCGCGGGTGCTTCCCCCGGCGCGGATCATGGCCCACTTCATGGCCGCCTACGCCGCATTCGGGCAGCTGCCCGCCCCGAGCCTGGCCTGCCAGTTCCTCACCATCAGCATCGGCGGCGCCGACCCCGGCCCCGACGGGGAACTGTACCTCGGGATCCCGTTCTTCAACGCCCAGGGCTCCGGCGGCAGCGCCGCCAGCGACCGGTCGGTCCTCACCGCTTACGTCACCTCCGCCGCGGGGGACCTGACCTCGGCGGTGTCCCAGCCCGAATCGGTGAACCTGTTCACTGACATCGGCACGGGTGAGGCGTGGCTGTCAGCCACCGGCCTGGCACCCCAGTACAGCTTCTGGACCGGCAACGCGGGAGCCGCCGAGCAGCTGGCCGCCACCACCGTGCAGCCTTACCTGTACGTCACCTCGTACGCCCCCACGGACGCCCCCGCGATCCCGGCCACCGCCTCGGCGCTGGGGGACACGGTGGCGGCCCGGATCGAGCGGCTGCTGCTGTCCGGCGGGGTCACCACCCCGCAGCGGTGCATCGACGCCGCGGACCTGGCCGTCGTCGCCGAGCTCGACACCGGCGGCCAGGCGTGCGGCGACAACATCGGCAACGTCACCGCCTCCGACGACGGTCTCCTGCACGTCGACACGTGCGGGAACCTGTGCTACTGGTCGCGGCCTCACCTCGCCACCCAGCCCGTCCGCTGGTCTCTTGGCCCGTTCACCCAGAACGGCCAGATCCCCTACATCGGCGACGTCGAGTTCGACACGGACCCGCAAAGGGTCTTCAATGACGTGGCGATCACGCAGTACGACGTGTTCGCCGTCCCCGCAGGGCAGGCCGGGTCCGCGACCGGGTCAGCGGAAACCCACGGCGGCCTCGTGTTCGGCCCCGCCGCCGAGTACGCGCAGGCGGTTGAGGCGTCGCTGGAGCAGTTCGGCGACAACCAGCAGCAGTTCACGTCCTACCTGCAGGACACCACCCAGATCCAGGCGCAGGCGTCGTGGATCTTCGCCCAGTTCGGTGTGCCCCGGCAGCGGATCACGTCCCTGACCGTGGACGCCGCCGGCATGGCGCAGTCCGTGCCGCAGGCGTGGGAGTTCGTCCTGTCCGTCAACCCGGGCGACCTCGCCCAGGTCACCCAGTGGATGCCCGGCCAGCCGCCGTTCACATCCGTGTGGCGGATTACGCAGGTCAAGCGGAAGATCGACTTCGCCAAGCTGACCGCAGCGGCCACGGTCGTCGCGGACTGGCTCCCCCCGGACTACTGGGGCGTGGCTTCACAGCCTGACATCGAGGACGAAGCGGGCAACGACGTCTCGGACCAGTCGGGGCAGGTTATGGAATGAGCACCGGGAGCGAGGTCTAGTTGCCGCAGATCACCAGCTACCCGGACCTGACGACACCCGCTCCCGATGATGTCCTGGTCATAGTTGACGTAAGCGACACCTCCCAGTCGCCGAGCGGCACGACCAAGCAGATCGCCGTCGCCAACCTGTCCTCCGGCACCTCCGGCGGAGGCGGCGTCTACGCCCCCCTCGCCGGCGCCGAGTTCACCGGCTTCGTCGCACCCGCCGTCGTCACCCTCACCTACGGCACCACCATCACGGTCAGCGCCGCAGCGGGGAACGACTTCCGGCTCACCTTGACCGGCTCCACGGGCACCATCGCCAACCCCACCTCGCCTGAGGACGGGCAGACCATCAAGTTCTGGATCGCCCAGGACGCCACCGGCTCCCGCACCGTGTCCTGGGGAGCGGCTTACTCATTCGGCGGCGGCTCGGCACCCACTCTGTCCACGGCAGCGAACGCAGTTGACCTGCTCGGGTTCACCTACAACCAGGCCGAGTCGCTGTGGCGGTTCATCGGCGGCACCGTCGGCGGGGGCGGCAGCGGGCTCGGTGTCACCCTCTCCGGCACGCCCGCAGCGGGAGACGCCGCCGTCGCCACCTCCAGCACCGCGGCTGAATGGCTCGGGCTGTTCGGGACGCGGCCGGAAGCGTTCGGCACCATCACGGGCACCAGCGGCGACCAGGTGGCACTCTCGGCCGCCATCACCGCGATCAACTCCGGCGCGGCACCCGGGCCGCTGGTGCTCACCCAGCGGTATGCCGTGGACTCAACGGTGACGCTGCTGCCGGGCGTGGATGTCTTCAGCACGGGCCAGGGCAACCGGCAGGTCGGGCTGCCGGACACGTTCCTCGGCGGGTACATCTGCCCGTCCTCCAGCTTCCCCACCGGCTCGCCGACTGCGCTGCTGGCGATCGGCTCGAGCGGCACGCCGAACACGAACCCGTGCGGGGCCAAGCTCACCGGACTGGCGCTGTCCGGCCTCATCGGCGGTTCCGGGAGTTCGTACGCCGCGAACTGCATCGGGCTGCTGGTCACCGACACCGCCGACGTGCACGTGACCGGCGCTTTCCTCAGCGACTTCGACCGGCCGGGCGCCACGGGGACGGCGATCAAACTCGCGTCGGCGTCCAGCGGCAACGGGGTCGGGTTCAACCTGCACCACAGCGTCATCTCCGGGTCCAACCAGGGGCTATATGGCGACGGAGCGGGAATTTCTGACCTCCGCGTATCAAACAACCTCTGGCATTCCTGCAACCAGCAACTCACCCTCGGCGCGACCGCAGGCGGCGGTGGCCTCCAGGTCACCAATGACCACTTCGCGTTCCCCGCGATGCCGTCATCCGGGTGGCACCTGTCCCTCGGCGCGGGTTCAGGCGACGCGATCGTCTCAGCCTGCTACTTCGATCAGGCCAACAACGCCACCCCGGTCCTGCTCGCCACGGACAAGGTCACGATGGTGGGGAACCACTTCCTGGCGACCTCCACCACCACGGCCGTCAGCCTCGTCAAGATCGCCTCCTCGGTCACGTCACCGTCCGAGATGGTGTTCACCAGCAACAGCTGCCAGGCCAGCGGGTCATCCATTTCCGCGCTGCTCCAGACCGCCGGGCACAGCGGAATCCCAGGTGGGGGCATCTGGCTCAACAACGTCGTTTACAACGCGACAGGGTCGCTCATCGCCCCGCTGATCGACTCCGCGTCTGCGGCTATCCCGCAGATCCTCCAGCCCCCGGGCGGTACGAGCCTCTACTTGCGCGGAGATGGCACCTGGCAGAACCCGGGTGTATCAGGCGGCACGGTCTCCGGCTCTTACCTGGCGAGCCCCGCAGTCTACGCCCCGGGCAGTCTCACGACGCCGACCGTGTCCAGTGCGACCCTGGCCGCGTTCTCCAGCGCCAACATCAACAGCGGCTCGATCACGGCGCCATCGTCCGGCTCCGTGGTGGTCACCGCGTCCTTCCTGCTGTCCATGCCTACGGCCAACACCAACTTCTCGTTCGGCCTGGCCGCGCACGGGACCACGACACCGGTCTGCAACTCAGTCACCAGCAAGATCAGCTCAGCGGCGATCCAGCTGCCGTACAGCGTGCAGTTTGTGGTGACCGGCCTGACGCCCAGTTCGAGCTATAACTTCGACCTGCTCGGCGCCATCGCGTCCGGAACAATGTCGATTCAGGCACTCGGGACGTCAAGCACCACACCAACCGGCACGGCCGGCGCCCCGGTCGTCATGAGTGTTCAGGCTATTTAGGCCCTTCTTGCCCGCACGTCCTGACCTGGAGGTGCGGGCCAGTTGGCGTCCCAGACTTATGCGGCACATGGGACATACACGTTCACAGTGCCCGCCGGCATCACCTCCCTCCAGGTGCAGTGCTGGGGAGCAGGCGGAGGCGGCGGCGCCGCACTCACGGTCGACAACCGGAGCGTGGACGACGAGCCGCCGATCCTCACCTTCTACTCCGCCGGCGGCGGCGGAGGGGCGGAGTACGCAGCCGAGCCCGCCTACGCCACCACGGGCGGGGCCACCATCACCGTCGTCGTCGGCGCCGGCGGCTCGGGAGGCTACACAGCCGGGTCCGGGTACAACCTGCCCGGCACAGCCGGCGCGTCCACGACGTTCGCGGCGACCGGAGTCGTGGCCCACGGCGGGGGCGGAGGCCAGTCGGAAGCCGCCACGTCAAGCGCGGGCGGCACCAAAGGCACCGGCTCTGCTGCAACCACCCACTTCGACGGCGCCCCGGGCGGCGCCGGGAACGACTCCACGCTGGCAGGCGGCGGCGGCGGAAGCTCGGGCGGGCCGGCGGCGAGCGGTAATCCCGGGCTCGGGACGGCAGGCGGCGCGGCGGTCAGCGGCGGCGGGGCCGGAGGCAGCGGCGGCATCCCGGCGTCAGGCGCTCCGGGAAACCCAGGCGGCAGCCCCGGCGGAGGCGCCGGCGCGGGGACACCGGCTGAGGCTGAGTCAATCCCCGTTCCCGGTGCCATCACGTTCAACTACTACGCCGGAGGTGGCGGCGCTGACGGCCAGGTGGTCATCACCTGGTCCACGACACCCCCGCCGCCTCCCCCACCCCCGCCGCCGCCGCCTGGGAGCACTGGCGGACCGACGGGATTCCTCATGGGCGCACTGGTTTAAAGGGGGGTGGCGTGAGCGCGCAGTTCAGCATCGGCGCCGACCAGGGCGCGACCCTCAGCCTGGCATTTCTCTGGCTGCAGGCCGACGGCCAGACCCCGGTGAACGTGACCGGCTTCACCGCCGCCATGCAGGTCCGCACGCAGCCCGGCGGCTCTCTCCTCGCTGACCTGGGCTCACATCTCGCCCTCGGCGGCGCGGGCGGGACCATCACCCTGTCGGTCCCGGCTTCCACGACAGGCGCCTGGACGTGGGACGGCGGCGTGTACGACATGCAGCTCACCGACGGGTCCGGGAACGTGATCACGCTCCTCGCCGGCCAGTTCACCATCACCCCGGCAGTGACCACCTGATGGCCACGGTCCCCACTGGCACGACGTACGTGCAGGTCACGGTCACCTCGTACACGGCCACGGCCTCCACGGCCGGGGCGACGGTCCTGACCAGCGGTGCCCAGATCACCCTGACTGTCCCGGCCGGATCGTAGGGGGGCGCGGTGGCGGCGAGGGAGTACGTCTCAACTGCGCTTCCCACGGTCCTCACGTCGCCGCTCGGCGCCTCGGGCAACCCTGTTGTGCTCGGCCAGCCGGGAACCTGGCCGACGTCGTTTCCCTACACGATCCTGATTGACTGGGGCACTTCCTCCCAGGAAGCCTGCCTGGTCACCGGGGCACCCACCGGCAGCGGCCCGTACACCCTCCCGGTCACGCGCGGCACCGACGGGACATCGGCGCAGTCCCATCTCGCCGGCGCCACGGTCGTCCACGGCACCACCGGGTACGAGCCGAACCTGCTGCAGACCCTCTCCGGCGATCTCGCGGGCCTGGCACCCCTGGCGTCCCCGGCGTTCTCCGGCACGCCGACGGCGCCGACGAAGAGTCCCGGGACGGACTCCACGGCCCTGGCCACCACCGCGTACACCGACCTGGCTGTGGGCGTCGAGACCACCCGGGCCGAGGCTGCAGAGGGGCTGGCCGCGCAGAAGTCCGCCAACCTGTCCGACCTGGCGAACGCAGTCACGGCACGCACGAACCTGGGTGCGGCGGCCCTGCTCACCAGGACCGCCGTGAAGACCTCGGCCTATACGGCCGCTGTCAGCGACTACGTGGCCTGCGACTCCACGAGCGGCATCTTCACAGTCACGCTCCCCACCACCCCCGCCGTGAACACGGTGGTCGGCGTCAAGCTCATCGCCTCAGCAGCCACTCCGAATGCGGTCACCGTCGCCTGCGGCGGCAGCGACACCTTCAACAAGACCTCCGGTGCGGTCACTTACAGCCTGTCGCTGCTGAACCAGGGCGCCACGTTCCAGTACGGGGCTGGCGGGATCTGGCTGATCCAGAACGACGACCTGCCGATGGGCCAGCTCGACCAGCGCTACACCCAGTTCGTCAACGTCCTGTCCTTTGGCGCGGATGCCAGCGGCACCAATGACAGCACCAGCGCCATCAACGCCGCGCTGACCGTGGTATCGGCGTCCAACAAGGGCGCGACCGTGTTCTTCCCGGCCGGGATTTACAAAATCTCCGGCACCCTGGCAGCCGACGGCAGCAGCGGCGTGACCCTTCTCGGCTGCGGCGGCACCACCGGCGGGGCTGGCGCCGGGTCGTCGCTGCGGTTCAGCAACACCGGCAGCGGCGCGCTGATCAGCGCAACCAGCACCCTCGGCTTCCGCCTGCGTGGCGTCCAGGTCATCTACACCTCCTCGTCGTTCACCGGGAACATGCTCGACCTGCGCAACGTCTCCGCCGGGGACACAGCCCTGTTCGATGTCCGCGACTGCCTGTTCGCAGCCTCTTCCTCGGCCAGCGCCACCGCGTGCGTCGCCCTCGACAAGGCCAATTCCGGGACCGTCGCCGGGTGCAACCTCGAGGGCGCCACGTGGGGAGTCATGGGCCGGGCGTCCGGGTCGTCGTACAGCAACGGCAACACCGTCACCGGGTGCCAGTTCCTCGACCTCGTCACCGCGGGCATCCGCAACCCCGGCCAGGGCTGGCTGATCGCCGGCAACACGTTCGAGAACCTGTCCGGCGGCGGCGCGGGCGGCGTCTACTGCGACTCCACCTCGACCGGGACCTACGGCACAACGATCAGCGGCAACTGGTTCGGCGACGCCACCGTCAACTCCGGTTCGCCCATCAGCATCAACGGCGGCGGGTTCTCCGTCCACGGCAACTACATCGGCTACATCACCGGCATGACCGCCGTGGCCATCGGCGCCAACTCTGTCGGCTTCAAGATCAGCGCCAACCGGTTTGACAACGGCGGCGGCTCCGGGACGACGGCCATCTCCCTCGGCTCCAGCTGCAGCAGTTACGACTGCACCGGCAACGGCGGGTCCGGGCTCGGGCTGCCGTCACCGATCACCGACACGCCCGGCACGCTGCTGGCCACCCACCAGTACGGGCCGACGACACTGACGGCCTACACGTCCACGTCAGCGACCCTGGCTGCGATAGACACCACCAACCTCACCATTTCATTTACCGCACCGCCGTCCGGCAATGTGCTGGTCCGGCTGCATGGCGCGATCCAGAGCAACAACACTTCCTACTTCGTTCTCTGGGGCTTGCTTGACCACACTTCCGGGGCCCTGTACGGATCGCTGCTGGAAATGAATAACCTCACAAGCCTGAACGTTGTTTCCAGCACGCAACTCATCACCGGCCTGACTGCCGGGAGCGCGTACCAGATGGACTGGGCCCACGGGACCTCCGGCGGCGCTTCAGGGAACGGCGACTTCTACGCGGGCAGCCTGGCGTCTAAGACGTACTCCAACAAGGCGGTGCCTGCGGTCATGGAAGTCTGGGGCGCCTGAGCCCGAGGGGCTGCACCACCCGACCGCCGGGGAGGAGACTCGCATGAGGTGGCCGCCCCGCGTCTCCTGGCCCCAGGCGATCGCGGTGCCCTGACCCTCGCTGTCATGTCCGGCGCTTACTGTCATGGCCCGCTACTTCCTTGTGTGACACAGGCGAGGGGGGCGACACTTGCTGTGGCTGCCCTCCGTGGCCCTTTTGGTGACCGCAGTGACTCCCGTGGACGCCCTGAGCGGCGACGCCGTCACCTACATCCTCGGCTTCGGCCCGCTCGGGATCGGCGTCGTCCTCTACCAGCTCGGGCTCATCGTCCCCAAAGCCGTCCTGACGCGCTCCGACAAGCAGTCCGACCGGTGGCGGAAAGCCTACGAGGACGAGCACGCCGGTCACCAGGCCACGCGCGAGGCCCTGGCTGTGGCCAACGACCGCGCCGAGGCGGCCGTGGAGGCAGCCCGGGTGACCACCAAGCTGCTGGAAGTCATCCAGCATAAGGACGCCTGATGCGGTTCAGCAGGAAGAAGCGCAGCAAGCCCAACGGAGCCCTCAGCGCCGTCGCCCAGGCGGTCGCCTCCCGTGAGCAGGCGGAAGCCGAACTTGAGCGGCAGAAGACCATGGCGTCCACTGAGGCGCACCACGTGTTAGCACCACTGCGGCGCATGCGCGAACGGAATCATCTTGCAGAGGACTTCGCGGATGCCATCCGCCGGGGGTACTCATGATGCAGGCGGATGGTGGCCTGCATCAGGGGGGGTTGAGGCAGGCGTACTCGCCGAATGCCTCCAGGGCAGCCTGATCGTAGGCGCGGGCCGCGTCCTCCTCAAGGACATACAAGCCGAGGTAGTGGCGATGACCCTTGATCACGATCTGCGCGAGCCACTTCCGGCCCATCTTGTGCCAATAGACGCCCTTGAAGCGCGATGATCCCTTTATTTGCGGTTGCTGATTGGCATGGTTCTGGGACCTGGTGGCGTCCCGCAGATTCAGCCGCTGGTTGTTCAGGCCATCATGATCCTTGTGATCAGTCTCGGCAAAACCGGTGATCAACTTGTGCATGAGGACTGTCCTGGTGCGGACATCGCGACGATCGTGAGCTGTCGCATACGGCCCATGGACGCTCCCGGGACGTTTCTGCTCCTGGACGAACCAGCGGTATTGCATCACCAGTTCATAGTCCGCATCGTCGACCAATGCGACTCTTCCCGCGGCTTTTGCGCCGTGCAGCGGTACGGTTTTCATGTCGGCCTGCTCTCTCAGGTCGGTGCTTGATCCCCGGTGCCTGTAGCTTGGCGGCGCAGGTGCTGGGGCTTTATTAGAACAGCATAGCGGGGGGCGCGGTGAGCCAGGCACAATTCCTCGCCGACGCGTCGCAATGGGTCGTCCAGGCCGCGTTCTGGAGTGCGGCAGGGTTCATCCTGTGGTACTCATTCTGGGCACCGTGGTTTAAATCTCCTATCGGGCGCGCGATCATTGCCCTGGACAGCGCCATTGCCCTCGCCTGCCTCCCCACCGTGCTCGGCCTCATCTTCGGTGCCTCGCTGGTAATGAACCCGGCGTTCTCCTGGCTCACGGTGGCTGCCTTCGCCTGCATTCCGGTCATCACCGTCTACCGCGCCTGGGTCGTGGCCCGGATACAACTGCGGGCAGTTTCCGGAGGGCAGCCCAGGCGCACTCTGCTGGCGCGCATCCGGGCGCGGCACCGGCAGCCGGAATCAGGCGATGATGCCGATGGCAGCTGATCTCGCCACCGTCACCGTCATTGCCGCGTTCGTCGCCCCCTTGCTCCTAATTCTGGTGTATTCGGCAGTGGCCCCCTGGTGGCGCCACCAGGTCGGCCGGACGCTTGTCACGGTGAAGGCCGCGATCTCGCTGGCCCTGCTGCCGCCGTTCGCGCACCGCATCACCAACGGCACCGGGCAGCCGGGCGCGGCGTTCACCTTGTTCCAGGCGGCCACCTGGGGAATCCTCGCGCTCGTCCTGCTGCGGATGACGTGGGTCATCATCGCCACCCAGCGGCGCGGCAGCCGGGAAGAAGCAGTCGGGGCTGAGGTGCCGTGATCTGGCACTGGTTCCTCCACTTCACTGGCAGCGACAATGTTTCCGGCCCGTGGTATGGCTTTTTCTCAGGTTTCGGCTCCGACCTTGGCGAGATCGTCCTTCTCGGCGCCCTCTGGTCGATCCTGCGGAAACACAACTGCGCCGTCCATCACTGCTGGCGCGTCGGCCGCCACAAGGTGCCGGGCACCGAGCACATCTGCTGCCGGCGCCACGCACCAGGGGGCGCCCCCACCCACGAAGACGTGATCGAGGCCCACGCCGCAGCACAGCGCGCCAGGCGGCCACGGCGGACCGATCCCCGGGCCACGGGCGAACGGCTCCAGTCCGCCGAGGCGTCAGACGCCGCCGCTGAGCAGGTCCACGCCGAGAACTCCGCAGCCGAGATCGCCGACGCCCAGCCGAAGACACGCCGCCCCCGCAAGCCAGCCACCCGGAAGGGGACGGCGAAATGACCGACTTCTTTGACAGTGCCCGCTGGGGCCTGATCCCGTCAGGTTCCGACGTCGTGCTCTACTGGGACGGAAAGTACGCCACGCCGCCAGCGCAGGCCACACGCTTCGGGAAGGTCCGCTGGAACACCGTCCTTGGCGGCAGTGCCGTAGCCGCGCACGCGGGGGCCTGCGACTACGAGCCCGGTAACGCGGTCTATGAGATCGCCGGGCGCCTGCGCTCCTGGGCGCTTGAGCGGCAGGCGATGAACAAGCGCAGCCGGGTCTACGTCGGCCGCAACCACATCAGGCAGGCACACTCCCTCGTCGGTGACATTCCGGGGGTCGTGTACTGGGTGCCGACGCTTGACGGAAAGCGGTGGTCAGCAGCCGAGCTCATCGTCAGCATCGCCGGGGCGGGCGTCGAACTCGCCGAGGGGAGACTCTGGGCCGTGCAGTTCGCCGGCGGCATGACGGCAAAGTGGGATGAGTCCATCCTGTTCGGGGACTGGTGATCATGGCGCATGCCGGTCCCACACTGGACGCTGAGCGCACGTGGGTTCCCTCCCGCAAGCTCACCGCAGCGATCATCACTAACGCGCTCACGTGGCTGGTGGCGCTGGCTGTCACCAAGCTTGGGCTGCACGAGTCCGTGGCGGTCGCAGCCTGGGTCAGCACGGTCATTGGCATCGTGGCCGGCGCTGTGGCCGGATACCTGGTGAAGGAGATCCCGGTGCTTGAGAAGGACATCGAGGTGCCCAAGGCGCACCCTTAGCCGCATAGAGCCGAGTCGGCCCGCTCCACCTCCGGGTGGGGCGGGCCGATTTTTGGCGTTCCCGCTCAGGGCGCCATCGCCCGCACTCTGGCCTCGTAGGCGGCCCGGGTGTGCTCCTCGCATGAGTCCAGCGACGGGACGAAGGTGCCCGGATGGTGCTCGGCGTGAAGCACCTCAGCCTCGGCGCTGATCTCACCGAAGGTCTTGCCGTGCCGGGGCCAGAAGATATCGCCGACGAAGGCGCCTGCGTACCCGGCGTGGTCGCCCTCGTGGCCCTTGGCGTATTTGCACTGGACTCCGGTGTTCATGAGGCTGTGCGGCGCGCTGTAGCTCGTGGTCGCCGCACAGCGCTGCTCCGCCGTCATCTCGGTCATGCGTGCATCCTCTCACTCGCCCGTGCCGGAGCCATTCCCGCAGCTAGAATGGCCTTGTGCAGACCTTCTTCCGCTTCTGGATGCGCACTCAGAGGACGCGCGTCGCTGTGACCCTGGCACTCCTGTTCGCGGCCGGCGCGCTTACGATCTATACAGCCGTCGCGCGGCCTGTTTCCGCCGGCCTGCTCCTGTGGGTGTTCCTCTCGGTGATCTTCTCCACCGCATGCGCCATCTGGAGCATCCGCTACCTGCTGAACCCGCCGCGCGCCTCGCTGGCCAGGGCCGCAACCGACCGGCGCCTGGGTGCAGCGTGGAGAGCGCTGAGGGGTCACTCGGTGGCCTACCGCGTAGACACCACCGGAGGCGGCCTGGTCATCAACGGAGGCACCCGCGCCCTCGTCGCTGACTGCACGTTCACGACGCCGCTGACGGACTGACCGGAGAGCCCCTACATCCGCTCCGGGTCCAGCTTCGTCCACCGTCCCGTGACGGGATCCTTCCCCACGGTCGGCCTCCGGGGCTTCTCCTCAGCGCCGTCCGCGCCCTCGTCCGCCTGGACGGCCAGCGCCTCGGCCTCGGCATAGGTCTCAGGCCCCCTGGAGCGCTTGGGCCTCAGCGAAAGCTTCATGCGCTCAGGGTAAACCGGCCAGGGCCGGTGTTCGGGCAGGTCACCTCGGGTTCCGTGCCGTCATCCAGAACAGCAGCCCAGTGCAGATGACGAGCGTCACGCCCACGGCTGCCGGGATCAGCGCGAAGTACAGGGCGAACTGGAGGCCGGTCACGTCCGCTTCCTGTAGGTGACCTTCAGGGCGATGTACCCGCTGCGCTCATTGAAGTTGCTGTCAAAGCCCAGCGACGCGGTAGCGAACACGTAGCAGCTGCCCGGGTTGCGCATGGGCAGCTTCAGGTTCAGCCGGTAGGGCGCCTTCAGGGTCTTGTCGCCGCTGTTGCTCGAGGACGCACCCGAGGCCGTGAAGCAGTCCGTGAGCCAGTTCAGTTCAACCGGCTGATCCGGGCTCGCGCTCACCCAGGCGTGGATGCTCGCCGGGCGGTACGCGGGGTTGGAGGGGTCGGTGCTGCACTCAGCCAGCTTGCCCGAAGCATGGCAGCGGCCCTCGTGGTAGACGGTGCTGCTCTCGGCGCCCGCAGGGGTGCTAAGCAGAAGGGTGGCCGCGGCAGGTATCAGGGCAGCGGCACGGATGATCTTCACTCGGTTCTCCTTAAGTTCAGCAGACAGGGCGGAGCCCCCGGGGCCACAAATCCCCGAGGGCTCCAAGGGGCCGGGATCCATCACGACTCAGCCCCACGGTGCCTCCCCCTAGGCAGGCACCGGGTCTTGCGGTCTAGAACGGGCCGGGCTGGCCGACCGATTCCTGCGTGTCAATCCCGCCGCCGCCGTTGAACACCACGGTCGACCAGGTGGGGGCCTGCCAGGCCAAGGTGTTCTGGACGGTCAGGACCAAAGGATTACTAAAGTTGTTGCTCCCGCCATTGATGATCCACACAGCGCCGGGGGCGGTGACATGACCGCCGGGCAGGTGGTTCGCGAGGATCTGCACGGTGGAAGCGTTGTTACCGAGCGGCTCGAGTCGTGCCCGCCATCCAGACGGCGGGTTCAGGGTGCTGTTCCAGTCGCCGAGACCCATCGTCTCCGGGCCCCCATTGTTAGGGTTCTGGGCCAGCTGGAACGTCTCGTCGCCTGCGTAGCCGTTGGCGATCAGGCCATGGCACTGGTTCGCCGAGAAGATCGAGCCCGGGTACGGCGAGCCCGTGGTGGGGTCGCAGTACAGCGCGCCGACCGTACCTTGCAGCGTCGGGGACAGATCCTCGGCCGCTGAGGCGTTGCTGCCCTGGTTGAGCGCGAACGTGGTGTTGACGGCAGTCAGGCCGCTGTGGACCTTGAGGATCTCGTGACGGCCGGGCTGCAGGAAGTGGATGTCCGTGCAGGCTCCGCCGCAGGCGGTCGTCGCCGCCGGGCGCACAGGGGCGGCGCTCGCCGCTGTCGTGGCCGCCGTAGCCACGCCAGCCCCAAAGGCGAGCGTGGCGGCAGCCCCGTAGATGAACTTGCGCATTCTTTGGTTCCCCTTTCAGGGAGTCAGGTACCTAATCCCGCCATCACCCAGGGCCCTGGGTACTAGCCGCGCTGGCGGTTGCGCTTGCTCTAGGCGTACGTACGACGTGCTACGTGCGCGGTTGGGTTACGGCACGTGGCCGTGGTGTGACCGTGTGTGCCGGTTGCCCCCGTCTGCACCCCTGACCTGGGGGTTTGCGGGTGACCGGAAGCGGCATAACGGGCGTGGTCTCAACCGGGCTCATCCTCGTCAAGCCCGTCGCCGTGCAGCCCCTCGTCATCCTCGTCGTATGGATCGTCTGCCGTGACGTCAGGATCGGCGGTGAAGCGGATCCCCGCCGACGGGGCACCGACGAACATGGAGTCCCGGATGACTGTCCCCTGGCGGTCTGGCCGTACCGGGACGTCGGGCGTGATGCGGACGCAGTCATCCGGCGGCTGGCGCACCACGACCTCGCCGACGAAGTTGCGCTCCCACGGTGCCAGCTCTATCCCCGTGCCCCGCAGGTGCAGCCGGTAGGCGGTGGGGCGGCCGAGCAGAGCCGAGCGGGCGGCCTGGATGCGGGCGGAGCGCCGGAGCAGGACCGCCGCGGTAGCTGCGGCACCGAGGCTGGCGATGGCCCCTGCGGCGGCAGTGGCGATGCGGTCGTCTAGCTGGAAGGCGATCTTCACGGGGCTGAGTATAACCAGGGTACAGATCCTATGAATCCGCCCAAGTCTCGCTAACCCTGGTATTATCGGGCAATGCCAGAACCCCCTGTGCTGGCGGGAATCTACTGCCGACTTTCGCTCGCCCAGTACGGCGACAGCACCAAGGTTGAGGACCAGGAGCGCATCTGCCGCGACCTCGCCAGGAGCCTCGGCTGGGAAGTCACCGCCGTCTACGCTGACAACAACCGGTCCGCCTGGCAGAAGAACCGCAAACGTCCCGCCTGGGACCGCATGCTCGCCGACGTCGGCGCCTGGAAAATCAACGCCATCATCGTCTACCACGGCGACCGGCTCGTGCGCCGGCCCGAAGACCTCACTGACCTGCTCCGCCTCGCCGACAACAAAGGCGTGAAGCTCGCCAGCCCCACCGGTACGCATGACCTTGACAGCCAGCGGCTTGAGCTCTGGATCCGCGCGGCGTTCGCCGAAGAGGAATCCACCCGCACGAGCGAACGGAAGAAGAGCCAGTACGACCGCATGCGCCGCGCCGGCCTGGTCCGCACCGGAGGACGCGGCGGCAGGGCCTACGGCTTCGCCAGAGACGGCGTCACCCAGATGCCCGAAGAGGTGAAGGCGGTCCGCGAGATGGCTAGGCGCGTCCTCGACGGCGAGGGAACCGGGGCCATCGCCGCCAGCCTCAACGCCCGCGACCTCACCACCGTCACCGGGGGGCCGTGGTCCCACGCCACCATCCGCAAGATGCTCTGCCGCCCCCGGTACGCCGGCCTCATGCCCGACGGCGAGCACACAGCCGCCTGGGAGCCGGTGCTGGAGCGGGACACCTGGGAGACCGTGTGCGCCCTGCTGCACTCCCGCGGCGCCGGGTACGCCTACACCACCAACGCCCGGCGTTACCTGCTGACCGGGATCGCCCTGTGCGGCACCTGCGGCCACCCCCTGGCCATCCGGCACTCCACCCGCTCGGAGTCGCTGCGGGGCTATGGCTGCATCAACGGCGAGTGCCGGCGCAAGCTGCACCGGTCCGTGCACTACCTCGACCTGGCCGTCACCGCATGGGTGCTGGAGCAGCTGTCCTCACCTGAGTTCGCCGAGACCGTCGCCAGAGTCCCGGAGCCTGTCGCCGCGGCGGAGATCGTGGCGCTCGAGAAACGCAAAGCCGAAGCCGAGGCCGCGCTGGACAGCCTCGCCGACCATCCGGGGCTGAGCGTGGAACGGGCCGCGCGGGCCATCGCGTCCTTCGACGCGAAGATCGCGGCGGTGCGGGAGCGGATCGCGGCGTCACCCGGTCGGCGGCTGCTGGCCCGGCACACGGGCATCAGCGAGGAGGAGTGGGAACGGCTGCCGCTGTCCTCACGGCGGGCGCTGGTGTCGGCGGCGTGCCATGTGACCATCTGGCCGTCTCGCCGCGGGCCCGGGTTCGACCCGGACTCGGTCGACATCCGGCCGCGGGAATAGGCGTCCGGAGACGCCAAATAGTATCGGTTAGTCGGCGCGGCGCCCTCCGACCTGCTCCGGAGCGCTATAGAGTATCGGTAAGTAGACAAAGCGATACTCAAGGCGGTTCGCATGGCCGATACGGGGCGCAAGCAGCCCGTGGAGATCCTGACCCGGTCTGAGGTCACCGCGCTGATGCGCCAGTGCTCGGTCCGGGCACCGACCGGGCTGCGGAACCGGGCACTCATCGCAGTTATGTACCGCGCCGGCCTTCGCCTCGATGAAGCCCTTGCCCTGAAGCCGTCCGACATCGACCCGCAGCGGGGAACCATCCGGGTCCTCCACGGCAAGGGTGACAGGGATCGGACTGTCAGCCTCGACGAGGGCGGCACGGCGATCGTGCAGCAGTGGATGATCCGGCGCTCGGCGCTGCGCCTCCGGAACGGCCTCCTGTTCTGCACCCTGGACGGCAACCCTGTGAAGGCGGTGTACGTCCGGAACCTGATGAAGCGGCTAGCGCGCAAGGCCGGGATAGAGAAGCGCGTTCACCCGCACGGCCTGCGCCACGCCCACGCCGCCGAACTCGCGGTTGAGGGCTGGCCCATGAACCTGATTCAGCAGCAGCTTGGCCACGCCTCGCTGCTCACCACCGATGTGTACCTGCGCCACATCTCACCAGCCGAACTGATCGCGCTCGGCAAGTCACGCCAGTGGAATCTGGAGGAGTCAAGCGCATGAGATACAAGAACGGCAAGGAGGTCATCTCCGCCCCCGCGGCGGTACAGATCGCGCGCTACTGCGTGGCCGTCTCCGCTGCATGCATTATCTTCACGCTCGCCGTGGCCGTGTTCGGCAAGACCACGCTCGGGGACTTCGCCGGGGCGATGACTCTGGGCGTCCTCGGCGTGGTCTTCAGTTCAATGTTCCTGCACACCTGGAAGAGGCAGATATGAGCATCGTCAGCGGTCAGGTAATGAGCGATTCGTCGTCTGGCGGCAAGCTCGGCAACCACCACCGCTGGCACGTCGCACGCGGTGTGGTCAATCCTGACTGCCCCCTGTGCGGGGAGGGGGGCGGTTCGCCAGGTGACGGCATCGGAGGCGCCCTGGTTCTCGCTGAGAAAGAACTGCACTTGCTGCACGCGCAGTTGCGGGCAGCCCAGGGCCGGTACGACGAGATGCGGCAGATCTGTGACGGGCTTCGCCTGGCCATCAAGCGGTACGGCAGTGAAGATTGACAGCGGCGGGGATTCCAGCGCGAGTCGGAGATGAGCCGCGACGCCTTCCACGTCTACCGGGCCGCGTTCGGTGACCGTCATGACTTCCTCACGGAACCGGCGCCTGCGTGAGCGCCTGATGGCCGAGGATCCCCACTGCGCGAACTGCGGCGCGGCGGTCGTCTACTTCCGGCCGGAGCCGCGCGAGCCCTTCCCTGACAACTTCGCCACACTGGAGCACGTCAACTCGCGTAACCAGTCGGTGCCCAGGCCCTCACCCGGCCGGATCGTGCTGTGGTGCAGGAAATGCAACCAGGGGCGCAGCGAACGGGAAGTCGCAGCCATGCCCCGCGAGGAACTATGGAACCGGTCAGGGCGGCGACCCGCCTGCTGACAGCCTGATGTGGGAGAATGGGCATCGTGGTCACTGTCTACATCTCGATCGGCAACAGCGACGACAAGCTCACCCAGTTGCAGTGGGCCGGCTACTGCGCTGAGGTCCGGGACCGGTTCCAGGAGCACTCCGGGCAGATCTACGGCGAGTGGCATGCCCTGCCGAACTCGCCGTACCAGAATGCGTGCTTCGCCGCGCTGTTCGATGACGATGACGCGGCACGGCTGAAGCGGCAACTTGCCGGGATCCGGGAGCGCCGTGGCCAGGATGCGGTTGCCTGGGCAGTCGCCGAAACGGAAATGATCTAGGTGTCCGCCTAGTCCCACATCCTCGCCTTGACGTCCGGGTCGTGCCGCGGGTCAAACCACAGCACCCCGCATCCCTCCGCCCGGCATTCCACAACGTGATGGCCGCCGTCGCGCGCTGTGGGGCAGGTGCAGGTCATCCAGCTCAGTTGCCAGGACCCGGGTTCGTAATAGTGCCCGTTCTCGCAGGCGCCGGGCATGTCACCGGAGGCGAAGACGAGCGGGCGGCTCAAGGCATGGGCGTGAACGACACCGTGCCGCCGCCGTCAAGGTCGATCACGAACGGCTCGCCTCTGCGCAGTGCAGCGTCCGCAGACCGCACCGAGTGGGGAGTGCGGCGCCTGCGTTCCGAGCGCGTCACGCAGCTGCGGCCGGGAAGGGCCTCGCAGTACTGGCAGGCGCGGGCTTCGTCCAGGTGGAAGGCGAGCGTGAGCGTGGTGATCCCGAGGTCATGGTCATGGATCGCGGAGGCTGTCATGCGCGCCCCGTTGCACTAGCGCCTCCACCGCCGCAGCCCAGGGCGGCAGATCCGGGGCCTCCGGCCGCGCCATCGCTGCCGGTTCCGGTGCCGCCGCCTCCGCCGATGAAGGTCAGGCCGCCGGGAACGTAGTACACGCCAGGCGGGGGGTCTTCCCCCCTGCCAAGGAAGCTCTGGACGTAGGCGGTGTCGTCGCGCCGAGGCGGCTCGCTCACGGCTTCATTCTCTCACGGCCCACCGTCAGAACGGGGTGAGCTGGCCCCGCCCAGCTGCGGGTCGTGGTGAGCCGGGCGGGGCCCCGCATCCGGAGGTGCATTCGGACGCGGTCAACCCCCTCGCCAAGGTTAGCAGCGCACAGTGACAGCCGGGTTACGGAGCGCACCGGGGCAGCGCGGCTGTGCTGCCCCGGGCGAGATCGCTCCCTTGGGCCAGAGTGCTCCTCCCTCTTGATGCCTCTCCGTTCACCACTCATGGTGAAGGCTCAGCGACAAGCAGCAACTAGCCGGGAGGTCACAGAAGGGTGGCTACCCGCTATCAGCCTTCGTGAGTTCCACGGACATCCCCGAGCCCTTGCACGGGATCGCGGGACCCCAGTTGCTCTCCTTGGTGCCCACCAGCGCAAGCATGTGACTCCTCAGCACCAGTTTGCCGGCAGCGCCAGCCCGGCCTGAGATCCTCCGGCCGCATACAGGGCATGTGGCGCGGGGCCGCGAGGTCATTTTCCGGCCTCAGGCGCGGGGCGCCCCACGACCCGCAGCCTGCGCTCCGGATCAAGCCCGAGAAGCCCAGCCGGCACGAGCCGCCAGTCGATCACGATGGTGCACACCCGGTAATCGCTGCCTGGATCGTGGCTGATGGTGACAGCCTCGTCGGGCAGTTCGTCTAGCAGCGCGTCCAGGCGCTCGCCCAGGTTCACGGTGCGCTCTCCCCTCCCTGGTAAGAGAAGTCCCCCGCTGGTGCCTGGCAGCGATGGGACCTGACCGTCAAGCCGTCCTCGCTGACGCGGGTAAACATGACCCAACGTCCGCGGCCTGCACGGGGAGACCAGAGCCAGATGATCTCCGCTCCGCAGTGCAGGCAGGTCTCCGTGGTGGGGATGGGACCGGTCTCAGCCACCGCCGCTCCCCCTCTTGCGGAGCAGCTCGGTGGTGATGGCCTCGCGGATGTCCGTGGCCAGCACGAGGCGCTTGTCCTGCGCCAGTTCCAGTACGGCTTCAACCGCGGCGAAGAGACGCGGGGCGGCAATCCTGACCGTGTGCACTTGCGCGGGCGTCAGCGGCTCGGCTGAGGCGATCAGGCGGACACGCTTGGCTTCCGAGAGGAACAGGTCCAGGCCGGCGGCTGCCGGGTCCGTGTCAGGCATTACACCCACCTTCCGTTCTTGCATCCCGGGGAAGGGCAGGACCACCTGTCCTGGTCAGCAGCATCACTGGCGGACTGGTCGTAGGCCAGGACCAGGTTGTGGACGTCACAGCGCCAGAAGGGGTCGTCTTGCCAGGAGGTCATGGGGTGGGCTCCTCATCTGCGTCCTGCGCGTCAAAGATGCCCACTACATCCTTGACCTCGTTCAGCGCGGCGATGCGCCTCTCCAGTTCAACGGCGTCGTCGACGAGGTGGTAGTAGTAGGGGATCTCACCCTTGTCGAGCTGCCGCAGGATGTAGCCCGCGTGCTCCTGGATGCGCTCGGCGGACTGCCTAGCCTTAGCGGCGTGGCGCTCGCGGATGCTGTTCAGCGCCCGCTTGGTGTGTGTGTCTTGCATCGGTCTCAGCCCTCCCCGGTGTCGTAGCGGCGGACGGCGGTGAGGTGATCGTGCTCCTTGCGCAACTCCATCAGGGAGCCCTCCAGCCCGATCTCAAGCCAGCCAGGCGCAAGGGCGTTCGTGATCTCCCGCACGAGGTACAGCTGGCCGCCGGCTAGCACCAGATCGCCCTCACGGACGTCGGACCACGGCAGGATCATGTCGTGGACTGCGCTGGGCGGGCAGGTGCGCGTTTCGGTCTGGGCGTCGGTGGTGGTCATCGGGAAGCCTCCTGCCGCTGCCTGAGTTCGGCGTGGAAGTTGTCGTGCGTGACCCGGCGGTGAAAGGGCACCAGCGCCCCGCATGCGTTGCAGCACAGGATGCCGGTGTCGATGCCGACCGTCATGAAGTCGGTGTAGGAAACCACTCCGTAGCTCATTGGTTGCCCCCCCTCTGCCAGCGGGCAAAGGCCGCGATCTCGTCCTCGTCAACGGGTCCGCCCTGCGACATGGCCTCCAGCAGGGCGGTCATGTCCGGCGCCTCGATGATCCGCGTGCCGTCGTCGAGCACATGCAGGTGCAGGGTCACGCCCAGGACGCGCATCTCCCCCTGCCAGACGGAAACGCGGTCGGCTGTCTCGCTCATCGGTCCTCCGGGTTGTGCTTGAGGTAGAGGGGGGTCGGTCATCGGTCGCCTTCTCGCAGATCTGCGAGTGCCCGCGCCACGCTCCCGTCCGCGATGCGCTTAAGCGTGAGGGCAACCGACTGAAGCAGCGCGCCGATGTACTTGCTGGTGGCTCCTGGCTCACGGGGGATAGCGACGAGAAGGGCGCCGAGGGTGTCCTGGTCCATTCGCGCCCGCGCCATGACTACCTGACCGGCCCAGCGGGTCTCGGGATGCACCTCGTCAGCCGTCTCGACACCCGGTGCCTCATCGCTCGACCAGGCAAGGACTGCCACGCCACCCGCTTCTATGCCCGCCGTGGACGGATGCTGGGCGACGAGCCAGTCGCACCATGCGCAGATGGCGCCGGTCAGTCCCTCGCCGCCGAACTCGTCGCTGATGGCCTGCGTTGCCTTTGAGGCAGCTGGCCAGTCGTCGCGCATCGCATAGGTGAGTGCGGCTGCGGCAAGCCTGACGATGCGGTCGTCGGGGTTCGTGGCGTCGCTCACCGCGATGCCTCCACCAGCACCTTGATGCGCTCGGTCTCGGCCGGGTTCGCAGTGCGCCACTCAGCCCAGGACTCGTCGGTCAGCTTCCAGTCCAGCCACTCGGCCGTGTCCGGGGTCGGGTCGAACGGCGGATCGCTGGCCGCGCAGCGCTCGCACATCTGGCGCGGGAAGTTGCCGGCCAGCAGGTGCTCGCCGCAGAAGTACAGCCCGCACCCGTGCTCGCCGCCGTATGGCTCGCCGCCGCAGACGCAGGACAGGCCCCGGTCGATGTCCTTGCCGCAGCCCGGCTGATCGCAGATCGCGGGGACGCCGTAGCCGATGTCGCGGTTCCAGTGACTGTCGAAACCAACTTGCCAGCCCATCGCTTACTCCTTACTGCATGTCTCTGTGTCTAGACACACGTTACCCGGTCTAGCGCCTTCGCGCAAGCGTGTTGTACGGTACACTTGTCTAGACACCAGGGAGGTGGCGATGTCGCCCATCCGGGGCACTAAGCGAGAGGCCATCCGGGTCGATCCAGAACTGTGGCGCGAGTACGGCCTTGCCTGCGAGGCGCTCGGCACCGACCGGTCCAAGGACATCCGCGCACTCATGCTGCGCCGCGTGAAGGCATGGCGCAAGGAGCAGGACAGGCAGTCCGGTGAGTGAGAAGAAAGCGCTCTACCGGTTCTTTGATGCGGCAGGCGCGCTGCTCTACATCGGCCGGACCCTGCGGCCTCCATGGGATCGCTGGCGGGAACACCGCGCCGGGAAGACATGGTGGCACGAGGTCGCGACCATCACGATTGAACTGGTCGACACCAAGGAGATCGTCAGCGAGGAGCGCCGCGCCATCCTTGCCGAGAATCCGCGGTACAACCGGGAGCGCTTTCCGGTCGAACGATCGCCGATCGTGCCACCGCGCGTCTGGGAACCGCTTCCCGCCGATCTCCGCCGCCGGGTAGCGGTGAAGGCTCGCAAGTATGCCGACGCTGAGACGCTCACCAGTCGCATAGCCCTGGCAATGGTGGTCTACAAGGCATCCGCGCACGGTTGCCGGCCAATGGACGTCGCCCGCGCCGCAGGGATGACCCAGGAGCAAGTCAAGGCGCTCGTGGTCTTGGCGCGGAAGGAGAGACCGGAACTCCCGCCGATCGCCAGCAGACATGGCAGTGGGCGCCGAACGGTCCGAGCCATGCGCGCCGCCCGCGAGGCGGCCTGACACGCTCACCGCACACCTCCCGGCGCTGGACGGAGAACCGGCCTCGGCCTTGCTGCCTCCCGCTGCTTGCGCACGAGGGCAGCGAGACGGGCAAGCGACTTGGCACCGAGGGCCTCAAGAGCCCGCTTGCGGTTGCGCCTGCCACGGTCACGCCACCAGTACCACGTGTTCAGCGCCGTCAGCGCGCCGTGGAACACGAGGGGCAGCCACGAAGCCCGCAGGATGTCCTGGAGCGCCCACGCGCCGAAAGCGACTGCCCACAGGGCGTTCTCCGACACGCCCCAGAACGGCGCACGCAGCCTGAAGAGGCGCGCGGCAAAGGCCACTATCGCAGCCACGCCCAGACCGAAGCCCAGTGCTCCCAGCGCTGTCGCTAAGGCGCTCACGTCGCTCTCCCCTTCCCGGCCGGGTACGGCCGCCGCGCTGCGGCCTCGATCAGCCGCGCACACAGCCCCTCCACTCCTGCCACCTGCCCTGGGGTGAGGCCGTACTCGTCAAACGCGGCCCGGAGCTTCTCCGTCAGCCCCGACTGCGGCTCACCTGCCTCCAGATGCGGCTGTGCGGCGCTCAGCGCTTCGTACGCGAGGCTGCGGCACGCGTCCTGGCCCAGGCTTGGGAGACGGCGCAGAATGGGTCTGGAGGCCGCCGTGACGGCTTCGGGGCGTGGCTCGGTCAGCACGGCGAGACTCCCTCAAGTGCGGCCAGCCGGTTCTCCAGCTGGGCGATGTACCGGTCCCGGTTCTCGATGATCTGCTCGGCTGCGCGGACGGAACCCATCAGCGACGAGATGGTGTCCTGGTCTGCCTTGCGGAGGACGGGAGAGGCGGCAGCGAGGGCAGCCTGCGCGAGCTTGTGGGCATCGCCAGCGATTCGCATTCCCTGGCCGAGTTCGGTCTGGGTCATGCTCGCAGCGTTGCCGATTGCCAGGACGGCTGCCCTGCTGGCCTCTGGCGGGATGGGGTCAGTCATGGAAGATCCTGAAGAACGTGATGACGACGGCGGTGAAGCACACCGTGCCTACGCACCACCAGATGGCCCACAGCAAGTCGCCGGAGTTCATGGGGGTCATGCCGTCGCCTCCGCCGGGATGTACTCCAGCGCGCGGGCGTGCATGATGTTCAGCTCAGCGCACGCCTCCGGGCCATCCTGTTCGGCCATCTCGGCGAGGATCGGCAGCCCGGAGTCGATGGAGTCGAGCACCTCATCGCGGGTCGCCTCACGGCCACGAGCGAACCACAGCGCCTCGCGGGGCTCGCCGACGTTGAACAGTGTGGCGCCCCGGCCGTCGCTGCGCTGCGTCCAGGACTTGTAGCCGGTGACCCAGACCAGGGCCACGCCCGGGTTGCGCGTGATCATGATGCCTGCCGGATTAGTTGCCTCCGCTGGCTTGTGGCGGTCGCGGCGGGTCATCTGCGGCGTGGACAGGAACGGGCAGTGAAGC